TCCGTAATCACCAAATCCATTTCCTTTTTTATCCCATAAATAAAATGGGACATTTTGTGATGATTCAGTTAATCTACCAGGCTCATTTAAACAAGATCTAATTCTTTGTCCATCTTCTGATAATTCTAATGTAAGAGGTAATGGTCCGTAAATTGACGTTCCCCCTTTAAAAACTTGTGGATACAGTTCTGGATCTAAAACATTAAATTGATATCCAAGATATTGTGGATTTTGTAAATCAAATTCTTCAATTCCAGTTTCATTATTTATAGATAATAGTTGTAAAATATCTCCATCTAAAACATTTGATATTCCTACTCCATTAGAAAATCCTTTATTATCAAAGAACATATTTAAATTTCCTTTATCATTTGCTACGTCCATTCTATAGTTAATCGCTAACCCTAATAATTCACCCAAATCTTGATATGATGTTGCACCGATTGAACGTGATACTGAACAGTTTGGGTCTAAAGATGGGTCAACACAAATTTCTTTAATAAACTCATCTCTTGGACCTAAGTCAACAAACGTTGTTGGTTTGTTTATGTTGTCACTATAAAAATCTGTTCCATAAAGGGTTGGTGCTGATCTATAATATATTCTTTTTTGTCCCACCACCAATCGTGCAATATTTCTACAATATTTACCAATATTCTCAGACCCTCTATTTATTGCCGTAATTATTCTTTTAGCCTTAAATTGAGTGAAATATAATGAACCGGATAACCAATTATCTAAAAATGCATAATTAACAATTCCACCACAAAACATTTTTCCAACTCTTTTTCTTCTATAATATTCATTAATTATTTTTGTTAATCTTCTAGGTGATTGAGTTCCTGGTATTATATAGAAAACACCATTATAAAATTCACTTCTTGCACTTTGGGTTCTGAATCCACCCCCATAATTATAACTTTCACAAGCAAAATCTACTATATCTTCGGTGCCACTATATGGGTATCTACTTTCGGGAACATTTTGTTCATGTGCACCGTATACTGCTGTTGATAATAATGTGTAGTTTGTCAATCCGACTAATGTTGATACATACCTTCTTCCTTTATTTTCCGGTAAAAGTGAAGCCGAATAACCGCAACCCTTAAATTCACTTGTATTACCTGTATTTAGGATAAAATAACCAGTTACCAATGATTCGTCATAAACTGTATCATATAAACTACATGCACCGTCAAAATAATTAAACGTATATCCAGTTTGGTCTCCACTAATTACTGTGGTGTTTTCATCCGCACATTCAACACATTCAGGGTAATTAATTAAACTTAACGAGGCTTGATTATTTATTCTAAATTCGGTTAATCTTTCCCTAAGAAAACGATATTTCTTACCTCCAACATCTATTATGGCCTCAATAACTTTATTCAAAATAAATACCAAAAAATTCAATGTTTGTAATATTATAAATTTAATTACATAATCCAATAATAAGAGAAAATCAGCAATTAATAATGTAAATGTAAAATTTTTAAATCCAAAATTTGATGGTGGTGTTAATTTATCACCACAATCCTCTTCTTCTGATGGATGTAATTCATTTATGTTTGTAAAATTTCCATCAACTTGGTAATTACTATGAAAAGATGACACCGTATAAACTTTATTATAATTAAATCTATAAAAATAATCTTTTGGATAATATTTTTCCATTTCACTATATAAAATTCCATAGTTAGAATAGTTAGGGTCATTTAATGTTGCACCCGTAACTGCGATTTTTGGATAACCGTTCCAATCCGTCCCAAAATAATATGATCTGTCATCAGTAGTTTCGGAGTTAATTGTACCTCCACTATGATACTCTCTAATATTTGGAACCAAGTAGTCAGCATTAGCAGTTGCCCTACTTAAATCATTATCGTTCATACCGATTCTAAAACGATAACACGCGGAAGTCGGTACACCTTTATTTGGGTCATTAGTGATTTCATTTTCTCCAAACTCATTTGTATAGACATAATCCATATTCATTTCAATTGGAAACACAAATCCACCGTCGTCTGGTATGTCTTCGTTTAATTCAACCTCTTCTAATATCGGTGCCATTATTGTTGTACCTGAAATTAGATTTTTTTTCGGGGTGAATCTAATTGCTTCAATCTTACCAGATTTAGAAACCAAACCACATTTTCTACCCATTTTCTTTTTAGGTCTACAGTTTTTATTAACCGCACTTTTACCGTTATCACCATATATTCCACCAATAATAAATGCTGTTGGTGTTATATTAATCCCTTTCTCCGATAAATCAAAATCAGTTCTTGTTAAACCAATTTCACAAAAATCGTCATTACCCCAAAAAGGAAAAACTTCAATTGTTTTATCAAATGAAACAATTTGTGGTAATGTATTTAAATCTTCTGACGCTTTAAATGTGTATTTGTTTTTAAATTTATCCACCCCATCACCTTGTCTCATAAAATCGTAAGGTCTTAAAGAGAAACAACCAATATCAGATAAGTCTACATCAACGTGAATTGTTTGTTGTCCTAATGGAACTCCCCAAATCATAAAGTCACCAGAACTATTTGTTTTAACTGTATATGAATAATAAGTTTCATACACCTCCAAAATTTCTTCTCTTGTTAAAATATCTTCTTGGTCAAAAAATGTGCCGGTTGGTTCATGTCCACCATGTTGTTTTCTTGCAGGTAATAAATTGTATCTATAGTTGTTACTATTTTTATCCCCGATTTCAGTATAGGGATATAGTGCCGATATTACAGGGTCATTTAAATGTTTTTCTAATTGTGGAACAAATAACGATACTCTGGCGTTTGGTACACCTAAACCATTGTTAACTGTAATTCTTCCACACACAACACCATAATCAGAACACATTGATGAATAAACATCCTGTTGTGTAAATTTTAACGATAGAACTTCCAAAAAATCAAAATCTTGTTTTAATTCAAGATTGACTATTTGGTCCTTCCCAATGTTTGTGGATATTCTGTGCTTCTGTATCATTCTTTTAATAAATAGAAAAAAGGAGATTTTCTACTATAATAAACAAAAAACATTTTAATATGTAGTCGTTCCTAATGTTTTGGTTCTAACTCTAATATCGGTATTAGGAAACCTTATTTGGAATATTTGATTGGACTTCATAAAAATAGTCATATCTGACTGTAAAATTTCCTTAGTTAAAGTGTCTTTATACGCCATTGCGGTTTCTGATGATGAATATAATCCACCAATCTTATTGTACGCTCTGATATCAATTACATTCACTACACCAGGTATTTGACCAATATGTCTAATTAAATCTCCAATGAATAATGGGTCACCCATTTTTCTTTTAGAAATGTCGAAGAAATCTGTGGTATCGTTAATTGCCGTTTTAATGACATCTGTTGGGTTTTCATTTTTATCAATGACAATATCCATTTCTAATGATAAGTCGATAACTTCCCCACTTGCAATGTCAATGTAGTCATTTATCATTCTATATTCAGAAAGATATTCTATAATATTACTTTTTAATGTATTTGAAACTGTGTCCGATAAATTACCATTATCGTCATAAGATAAAATTTTAATTTTTACCTTATTATCTTCCTCAACGACATTCACTTTTGCTGGTGCTCCGAATGTTGCTGGCATCACCTCAATTATTGATTTATAATCATTTAAAGTAACTGCTCTATTTTGTGCTGCAAAATTATAAGAAATCATGTTTCTCAATTCTTCAATCGTTGGTTGGTCTGCACCACCAACTGCCGGTGTTACGTTTGTAACTCTCATAGATTGAATTACTTGTGTATTTTTAGAAGATTCGGGACCATTAACATCTAATTCCATATTATCAATACTTGTGATAACATTTACACCTAAGTTGGAATCTTTACCTCCACCAACTCTATATTTTATAAACAAAGTGGTACTTGGTTTTGGTATTGCCCCCAATGACATATTATTAAGATAAGTTGAGAGGTTAACTTTCATAGTACCGTTCATATAACTATCTAAATTATCTAATGGGTCAACGTTACCTGAACCGAATGTAACTGAAAAATATCCCTCTGGTGTATATTCAGTTACGAATTTATTTGTAACCGTTCTATTTGTTCCCGCTTTAAAATTGTTTTTATCAGATACTGCGGTTGGGTCTAGTACGAAAACTTTATCCTGTACCAAACTTTTAACTTCATACCATTTATTTGTTAAATCACTAAATTCATTTGAAGTAGGATTAGCACCAAAATTAGTACCGTCTTTATGTATAATACTACTAACACCTAATACATCTTGTTCAGGTAAATATAACTTTAAAAATGGCT